TTAAACTATCAAGCAGAAAAATTATACAAAAGAAACGACAGATGTCCTTCATGTAATAAAACAACTAGAACTAAGGGCTACATATGTAATGAGTGTGGCAATTGGTTTAAAAAACCTAAACTATATGAGCAAAGTTGTAATCATCGTAATTAATAATTCAGCGGTTATACTTTGTGATAGATTATGGGCGTAACAATAAAAACGCCTCTTTGCTTATATAGTTTTACAACTAAATTATTAACTAAAAACTAAAAACAATGAATACAGAAAAAATTATAAATGACTTAGAAAGCATTATTGAAAGAATAAGTGAAAGGACTAGACATAATGACTGGGCTTCTAGTTCTTTTTTGTGGGAAAGAGCAGATGAAATTAAGAAAGTAATTAAATCATTAACTAAAAACTAAAAACAATGGGAAAAATGAAACAACTTTTTGAAGAACAACAACAAGAAACTATTAACGCAATGCACGACATTGCAGAAAATCCTTATGGAAAAACAAAAGAGAATATTAACCAATTAAATAATAATAAAATGACAAAAAAAACTATGCAACAAAAACTAAGAAAACAACCAGAACCAGTTCAAGAAACCAGAAAAGAAGTTTTAACAAGGCTTTATAAAGAAAATGGTTTGGTGAGAGAAGATGTACATAAAGACCCAAGAGGGTTTTCTACAATAACTAGAAGTGGAGTAGATAAGATTGCTGCTAAAAATGGCATAACTGTAGGCTATGAGGTTATACTTTTGGATTTAGACAAGGGACATTGTGTTCTTAAGGCAGCAGCAACTATGAAGGTTGGAAATGAAGTTAAGAATGTAATGAGTTTTGGAGAGGCAAGTGTAGAAAAAAACCTAACTGGAGGTGGTAAGAAATGGTTAGTTTCTATGGCTGAAAAGAGAGCAATGGGAAGGGTAGTTCTTAAATTAGCAGGGTTTTACGAGCAGGGAATGTATAGTAAGGATGATATGGCATTTGAGATGGATGAGTAATTATGATTGGATAGATGAAGTCCTTGATGGTGAGCCAACGCCTATTACAGATACGCAATGGCTCATCATTGAGAACAACATTTATAACACATCAATACCAGCAAAACAAATTGAGTCTATAATATCTAGTCTAAATGACTTGACTGAAATAGAGGCAGAACAAATAATAAAAACTATAAACGAAAATACAATTGAAAGAGATACAAGAAAACAATGGCTCAAAATGCTCAAAGACGGAGTATTTGCAAATAGAAATATTTAAACATTTTTTAAAAGTTTATTCTTATATAATTTGGAGTGGCAAGCATTTGCTTGGCGAAGTTATTGAAGATGGCATAACTCAATTACTAAACAAAAAGCAATTAGTAGATTTTTACTACTCTGGAACAACTAAGTTTAAAGTACCTAAGTGGAAAATAGAAAAATACATATTAAAAAATGACGAATAAATATTCATTAGACAAGATTAGAAAATCAAGAAATGAGTTTGAGGCTTTGCTAAGAATTTACGGCATCTCTAATTTAAGGCTTTGTAAGATTTTAGAAGTGAATTATCTCACAAGTAAAAAGTTTATAGAAACTCCTACTAACATGAGGTTTATACACGCTAAAAGATTAGCAGACTTTATTGGTCTTGAAATACAAGACATAGTAGATACAATAGTGTACGACATAAAATAATAAAACATGAAAAGAAGAAGATTAAAATTTAGTGATTATTATCACGAAATAATAGTTAGCGAAATAGCAGACATCTATAATGTAGATAAGGATAGAATATTTTTGGGAAGCAGAAAAAGAAATATTATATTTGCTAAAAGACTGTATATATTTATATTAAGGGAAATGTTTGGATTAACCCTAAAAGATATTGCAGGTGTTACTAATTTACATCACGCTTCAATAATTCACCATTCAAGACAATTTCAATTTCAATACGAACACAAAAAGAATTGGAGAAAAGAAAACAAACATTTTGAAAGAGTTGAAAATAGGATTATTGAAGTAGAGATAGATGAAGAAATCGCTGGACTAGAACAACAACTAGAAACAATAAACAAATCATTAACTAAATTATATAAAATAAACAAATTAAAAAATGAAAGAGAAAAAAAACAAAGTCTACTTACCGAGTAGCATTAAAAACATTGAAACAAAGTTTGGAGGTATGATAGTTGCAAACTTTAAAGTTGACGAGTTACAAGCCAACTCAAAGAATGGCTGGATTTCTATGGTTATAGCAGAAAGAAAAGAGCCATCTGAAAAAGGTGCAACTCATTATGCTTATGTAAATGACTATGAGCCACAAGAAAAGAAAACTGAAACTGCTGCTAAAAAAGAAACAGTAGAAGATGATTTACCTTTCTAATGATTAAGTGGAAAAATACAACTTATCCTAGTACGTTTATCAAACTTGCTGATGAACTTGCTGGGGTAAGAAGTATGCTGTCTGCTAATGTATATAATAAAAACACAGAAAAATACAGAGGCGATAAAGAACACAAGATACAAAGTCTAGGAATATTTGCAGAACTTGTTGCTAGACATATACTTGATAACAATAGAGGTGTTAAATACAAGGCAGCACCCCTAATAGAAGAACGACCAGTAGTTGAGGCTGATATAATAATGCAGGGTATTGGTGAATTAAACTATATTGACGTAAAAGGCGTAAGTAGTGGTGGAAACACGCTTAGAGTTAATTATAAAGCCCATAACAACCCTAATAAAAAAGTTACACACTATCTATTCATTCAGCCATTAAATCCCTTACAGGCAAGATTTTGCTGGATGACGTATGAAGATGTAAATAGTTGGGACGTTGTTATGTCTACTTATACTAAATGCTATGAACTAAAAATTGAAAAACACAACTAAAATGAAACAACCAAACTACTATGCTATAATAAGTGCTGAGGTTAGGTATGATAAAAACCTAACTGCTAATGCTAAATTATTGTATGCTGAAATTACTGCATTTTTAAATATGAATGGCGAGTGCTTTGCAACAAACAAATACTTTTCCAACCTTTATGGTAAGAGTATTGTAACTATATCTAAATGGGTTAATGAATTAATTGCAAATGGCTATATATCATCTTATTACACATACAAAGAGGGTACTAAAGAAATTGATAAGAGGTATTTAAGTATTCTTAAAGGGGGTATTAAAGAAAACTTTAAGAAGGGTATTAAAGAAAACTTTAAGGATAATAATACAAGTATTAATACTAATACTACGTATAGTAATAATAAAGGGCGTTTTAAAAAACCAACAGTTATTGATATTACTAATTATTGTTTAGAAAGAAATAACAATATAGATGCGGAAACTTTTTATGATTTTTATGAAAGTAAAGATTGGAAAGTTGGTAAAACAAAAATGAAAGATTGGAAAGCCTGCGTTAGAACTTGGGAGAAAAGACAGGTTAAAAACAATTCTGGAATGAGTAAAATACACTCACATTTACAGAAAAACATGAACGTAAAAGAAAAACTTAAACAACAATTAAACAGATGAAACTAATAAAAACAATGACAAAAGAAGAACTTTTAATGGGTTCTGTAGATTTAGTAAGCAAAACATACATAGAGTTAGGACAAAATAATGTTGAGGAAGATACTATTATGGTAATGGCACAAAGCCTTGCTGGCGACTTACTAAAAACATACAAGAATTTTTATTTTGAAGATGCACAAAATGCTTTTAACTTAGGTGTAAGGAGTCCAATCAACAATGACTTTATACACCTTAATGTTCCTACTTACATGAAATGGTTAAGAAAGCACAAAGATTTAATTTGGGATGCTAGAGCAAAAGTAGATAGAGGAGAAAACCCAGAAAGGGTTTTACATTATAGACCAGAGCCAAAATTACTAAAATGATTGGGTGGGTAATAATAACCGCCATTATTATGTGGCTCATAAGAGAAATTAGAGAATGAAGATATTAACAATTATTTGGGGAATACTTATATTATATTGTATAATAGAGGCATATTTCTGTACTAAATTTGAGGACGAATTATAATTTATATATTTGTAAAATGAAATCAATACTAACTATAATATTTTTTTTAATTATTTGCTTACTGTTTGTTAAGCACATATTGTTGGTTGAAGAAAATGATATAGAAGAAAATTTAAAAAACTATAACAACAAAAGCAATGAAAAATAAAAGAACATACAGAACTATAAAGTGGATTTTAAACAATCACATAAATAAAAACGTAAAGAGTTTGTGGACTTATGAAGACGATAACTTTACTTGCATTTATAAAAATTATAGTGGAGATAGCAATATACATACTCCATCACAAATGCTTTCTTTAATAAATCAATTAATTTTAGAAGAAAAGAAAAATGACTAAACATAACAAGTATTATTATGAAATTGGCAGAAATGGGTGGAATTCAACGTCAACAATGGATAAACAAGAAGACTCTAAAATAAATCCAAAAATGCTTTTAAGTAAAGAAGAATTAGATATTCCTATAAAAAAAACAAAATACAAATTTGATTGGCATTTAGATAAAGTATCACAAAGCATAGTGAAACTGCTGAAGGAAAAAAACGCAGCATATGGAAACACAGCACTTAATCCAGCAAACATATTTAGTAAATTAGATTCTACAGAAGCAATATGTGCAAGGTTAGATGATAAACTATCAAGAATAAAAAACAGGGGAATAAATGACAAGACTGAAGATACTTTGGATGATATTATAGGTTATTTGCTTCTTTTAAAAATGTCTATGGAAAAATGAAGAAACCAATCTTTAGAGTCTTTATCTCTTACGAAATTAGAAACAAAAAAAGAATAACTAGGAGTGTTGTTAAGGGTACTTTAGATACATTTGCTTTTACCTCAAGCATTAAAGAAATAAAAGAGGATGAAGAGTTTATAAATAGAATATGTTATGTCAACAAAAAGAAACCAGAAAATGTCAATATTACCATAACAGATGTAGAGATAGAAAATCAGTATGGCGAAACATCAGACAGGTTTTAAAAAATATAAATTATGCCAAAGATTAGAAAAATAAAAATAGAAGACAGAAAAGAT